TATTTTATGCGGATTGGATGCACACAAAACAATCAATCCCATATATGCCGTACTGTCATAAAATCGTATCAGTAGGCCGCGTTAAGTGGATTCCGGGTTCAAAGAGCGTTGGTAAGGATAATTGCGCATGGTATTTATTTGATGAAAACGAGGCCGATACAATATTTTATCCGCGTACTTGACATTAAAAGAATACCCATGCTATTTATTTAATAACAAAACAAATAGAAAGCAACATCATGGGCGAAACAAAACAAATATGCATGAGAACGCCGTTTGATCTATCAGACTGGCTTGAAGAACAGGCCAAGGCTCAACATAGAAGCGTTTCAGGTCAGATCATTTATCTTTTGAAACTAGCAAAAGCTGATACAGAGACTAAATAAAGGCGCGACAATGCATATCCACACGATACAGCTTAATATAGAGAAAACCATAGGCGGATGCGTTGGCATGGATGCGGCGGAATTTGGCGCATATATCTCATTATTAATTGCGTGCTATCAGACCTCAAATAAGCTCCCTAATGATGATAGAAAATTATCAAGAATAGCCCGGTGCAATCTCCGTAAATGGAAGAAAATCAGGCCCGAAATTGAAAAGAAATTTATCGTTAAAGAACACTTTTGGGAACATAAAAAGGTTTCTGAAGAGCTGTTCAAGTACGCAAAATTAAGCACTAAGAACAGATATAACATATTGAAAAGATACGAAAGTGTCCTACCAACCGTACTACCAAACGCCTACCAAACGCCTACGAATACAAGTAACAATAAACAAGTAATAGTAAGTAAGAATAAAAAAAGTACCAAAAAAAAGAAAAATATTATTTTAAAACCCGATGAAGTTGATCAGCAAATTTGGGAAGATTTTAAAATGTTGCGCTTAGCTAAAAAAGCACCGATCACACAGACGGCTCTAAACAAAATAAAAATCGAAGCTGAAAAGATCAATTGGACGCTAGAGCAAGCCATATCTGAAATATGCGCTAGGGGTTGGCAGGGGTTCAAATCAGAATGGATAACCAAAAACACGAAAGAAGGAAACTATGGAAAACAAACAAGAAAAGAAACTCTCGGAAACCAAGCAAGGGTTTTGTTGGAAAAATACGGAAATTCAGAATCTGATTAAGGTTATGGCTATTTATTTTTGTGATCTTGACGACTACGGCAAAGGCGTTGATCTTGATGTTATTTTAGAAAAATACAAAATCTATTTCGAACAAAAATACCCTGTAAGCGCGGTAATTCACGCTATTCATATCCACTGTGAAAACAAATCAAATATCCCCAAGGTCGCCGATCTTAACTGCACCTTAGCTCCAGTAGCACCAACGGTTACGCAAACGGAATACATAGCCGCAAAGGAATGGCAGCGGATAAACCAGAGATTCGATGAATATACCGATGCCTACGATGTGATTAAAAAATTCGATGAGCAAGAACACGGCAAACGCGAAGATCACAAAATCGAATGTGAAGAAATTAACAGCATAGTACAAAAAACCATGAAAATGATTGCACAATGAACGAAGAAAAAGAGCGAGAACTTATAAACAAATTATCCGATGTTCTGTTAGAATACGCTGATGAGGGCCAAATAATTCCGAGCTTGATTTGCACAACAGCACTGCTAGTTGGGCTGTTAAAATGCGTTGAGCTTAGCTATAATGAGGCAATTCAGCTTTTTAAAACCGCATGGGAGTCAGAACAAGCAAATGAGAATAACATCAATTAGATCGCCATCGAAAAACATGAGGCGCTTTGAATACCGAAAATGCAATTTCTGCAAATGCGAAATGAACGGCATTCTAAAACAATCAGGTGAAAACGGATTTGAAGCCCCTAGAACCCTATGCGAAAGTTGCGAGGTACGATATGACCAAAAAGACTAAAAAACGCACGTATGACCCAGAAAAGCCCGTTGCGATAGGAAACTTACCCGATCCTTGGACGGAAAAGCAGTTTCTTTTCGCAAAAGCCTATGTCGGTGAGGCTGAATGCATAGCAACACACGCCGCAAAAATTGCCGGATACGTGCCTAAATCTGCACATGTGACAGCATCAAGAATGCTAAGTCATGCTAACTTTGCGCACGTCAAAGATTACATAACACAAGAACTGGGCGTATTTGTAGAGAGATTCGATATATCAAAAGAAGCGATATTACAGAAGCTTGCCGATATGATGCACACTGATATTTCGCAAGTGATTGAGGTCACAGAAGGCGGCAGGGTTAGGCTGAAAAAGTTTGAGGATATGCCGCCACATGCATTGAGCGCAATCAAAGCAGTCAGCGACAAAGCTGGTAATACGGATGAGGTCGGCGTAACCCTGCATTGCCCTATTGCCGCCATGGAGAAAATATCCAAAATCACCAAGCTTTATACCGATGCGCAAGGCCCGGATAAGGAAAACAATATACATATTTACTTGCCTGATAATGGTCGCGATGATCCTATCCGGCGCAAGCAGAAAGATGGGGAGCAAGATGAATAAACAACCGTTAATAATACCAATCAAAGAATCAGGCCAGCTTTATGAGCTTGTCGAAGAGTATGAAATATGGCTTGGCAATTACGGGCATCATATTCTAGTAAAAATCCCCAAAGGCTTTGTTTATGATGGCGCATCAATACCGCGCTGGATCTGGTCATTAAGTGGTTTAAGTCGTGATGGTCTACATCGAGCAGCGACTCTGGTTCATGATTATTTGTACGAAAATCAAGGCAAGGTTCATATGATCAACGGCGATCCATACAACATGACGCGCAAACAGGTTGATAAGCTTTTCCGTGACATGATGCGAGTCGATTCTATTGCCAGCCATCGTATCTGGCTTGCATATACCACCGTTCGATTGCTGGGCGGTAAGGCATGGAATAATAATTGACATTGACTCACAAATGCAATGCGCATAGGATTCGAATCACAACGTAACAACATACGGAGATATATTATGTTTTTCTATTTTGCATGGCGCAAGGCTAAGAAAGAGATTAAGATTTTAGAAGATTACATGAGGGGAAATACTCGGCTTAACATTTCTGAGTCGGCGGAGAGGGACAAAATGTGGTCTGAGCGTGCTATAAATTACGAAGAGAGACTTAAAACAGCACAGCAAGAAATACTGGAACTTAAAGAAGGCCGCAAAACTTGGATTGAATCCGTTAAAAAAAGAGCGCCTAATTTAGTCACGGATGAAGTAACACTGTCAGACTATACATTCGTAATAAACAAACTTGAATACGGCTACAGATTCACAATCACAGGCAAGAATCAAGTACGCATCGCACAATCTCAATACTACAAAACACGCTGGAATTGCACGAACGCCATCGAAAAACTCATGATAAACCTCGGCGCAATGTACGAGCCAAAAATCAAAGATCGGACTAAACAGCAATGAAAAGAGTTATTATCGAATCGCCATATGCTGGCGATGTTGAGGCGAACATGGCCTACCTCAAGAAAGCCTTAAAGCACTCAATGAACCTTGGGGAAGCGGCATTTGCAAGCCACGGGTTTTATACTGAATTTCTAGATGATGATATACCAGCCGAGCGCAAGCAGAGCATGAGCGCTGGTTATGCGTGGATGCAGTCAGCCGATGTTGTCGCTGTTTATACTGATTTCGGCGTATCACAGGGCATGATTGAAGGCATCGAGCGCGCTCAATTACTAGGCATTCCCGTTGAATTTCGCCGCCTTGGTGTTAAAAGAAACGTTGATGCATACTCTCACAGGAGCGCTTGCGGCACATACGAGGCCATCAAGAAGTGGGTTCCGGATGAGTTTGTAAATGATGACGCTATCCGGCTTGATGAAAAAGGCGAAATGCACATTTATATCGGTGAAGCCAAGAGAAAGCCCGCTGCATGAGCGCGTATCATAAAGATTTCAGGGATAAAAAACGAGTAATCGCCTACATTGATTTGAACATCAAGGAAGGCATAACGGCTGCGGTAGAAAAAGGCTTTGCGCCCTCTATATCATCGGTGGTTTCTGATATATTGAAAAACAACTATCAGGAGCATTTAGACAATCTTGAAAAAACGAATAGAGATCAGGCCGCAACCGGGGCCGCAAACTCAACTACTTAGTTGCCCCGCAGATTTCGCCATTTACGGCGGGCAAGCCGGTGGCGGTAAAGCCCTTGCTTTGCATACGCCGATTCTTACGTGCGATGGCTGGAAAACTATGGGCGATGTTCAATGTGGTGATTTTGTATATTCTCCCTCTGGAATTCTAGTTGAGGTTTTAAAGGCTCATGATCCATACACTCCAGAAAAACTGTATGATGTTAGATTTGATAACGGCGCGAACATTTTGGCGGACGCTCATCATCTTTGGTTTACTCACACAGAAAAAGACAGGGATTATTTGCGCTCATCATTAGATGAGAATAGAGCTAAAAGACGCAAGAACAGAAAGAAGGCATCCAAAGGCGCTCGGCCTGACTTGGTGAAGCGCAATCAAGAGGCATTTTACAGCCGTAAGGTCGTTGGTAGCGTGAAAACAACACAGGATATTGATGGAACGCTGTTAAGCAAGCGCGGCGCGTTAAACCACAGCATAGATGTTTGCAGCCCGAGTGATTTTTTTGTATTAAAGAATGATATAGACCCGTATCTTTTGGGGGCATGGCTTGGCGATGGAACCAGCTGCGAGGGGGCTATAACATCAGCCGATATTGAGGTGATAGAGAGGATTAAATCTAAGGGCAGAACTGTTAAAAAATGGCAATCGCAGAAATACGTATATGGCATTGCTGGCCTAACCACAGACCTTAGAAAACACGGCCTATTGAATAATAAGCATATACCAGATTACGTTTTTCAATATTCGATTGAAGATAGATTTGAGGTTTTGCGCGGCCTTATGGATACAGATGGCTATGCAGGGGAGAACGGGAGGCTTGAATTTTGCGTAACCCTTGAAAGGCTGGCTATTGATTTTGTCCGGCTTGCGTCATCGCTCGGAATAAAAACATCAATGACGGAAAGCGATAGCGTTTTATATGGCGTGAAAAAAGGAACCAGATACCGGATTAATTTCAGAAGCGAGGTTTCTGTTTTTTGGTTGGGAAGAAAGAGGGCGCGGCAAAGGCTTGAGGTAAGGCCAAGCGCAAAGAGGTATTTCATAAAATCCTGCGAATTGGTAAAGCCTGAGAGGGTTCGGTGTATAACCGTAGATTCACCGGACGGACTATTTCTTGTCGGAGATAATTTCATAACAACACATAACACGTGGGCTTTGCTCATGGAGCCTTTGCGTAATGTGGATGTTAAGGATTTTGGCGCAGTGTTTTTCCGGCGCACAATGCCGCAGATCACAAATCAGGGCGGACTATGGGATGAGAGCCAAAAGATCTACCCAAACGTAGGCGGTAGATCCAGACAATCGCCGCGCCTTGATTGGCGGTTCGGTGGAGACACTTCAAAAGTCACATTCTCACAAATGCAATACGAGCATAATTGTTATGACTGGCAAGGCTCGCAAATCCCATTGGTTTGCATGGATGAGATTACACATTTTACCGAAAAACAAATATTCTATATGCTATCCCGGAATAGATCGCTTTGCGGTGTTCGGCCTTATTTCAGAGGGACGTGCAACCCTGACCCAAATCATATGATACGTCAAATGGTCGATTGGTATATTGATAACGACACTGGATTACCAATATTAGAACGCAGCGGCATAATACGTTATTTTGTGCGCGAAGATGAAACGCTCTACTGGGCAGATGATAGACAAACACTTGTCGATAAGTTCGGGCCTGATTGCCGCCCTCTATCTTTCACATTCATTCCGGCGAGCATATATGATAATCCGGCCCTATTGCGCGTTGATCCTGATTATATCGCAAAGCTACAGGCCTTGCCACTGATTGAACGTGAGCGACTCCTTGGCGGAAATTGGAACGTATCATCAAATGATGGAATCGTAAATCGTGACTGGATTCGCATTGTTGATCGCGCACCATTGCCGCATGAGATTATTCGTACTCGCTGGTCGTGGGATACAGCCTCAAAAGAAAAATCATCAAACGATCCCACGGTAGGAACGTATTGGGCTGAGACTGAGAACGGTCATTATTTGCTGGACATCTTCAAAGACAGGATTCGCTATCCTGATTTGAAAAAAATCATCATACAGAAGCAAGAAGAAAGGCCGGGGCATGAAATTATAATCGAGGATAAATCAAGCGGCATAGCGGTTATTCAAGATTTACAGGATTCAACGCAACTGCCCATCATTCCATTTAATCCCGGTACAAATGATAAGGTTGAGCGCCTTAGCCTTGCCTCAACTTATTTCGAAACTGGGAATGTTTTCTTTTGGCAGGGATGCCCCTATTTGCAAGAATGCATAAATGAGATAGTATCTTTCAAGGGTTCTGGCTCCGTGACACATGACGATTTTACTGATACAGTAAGTCAGTATTTGTTGCGTGTCGGTGAGGGCGCAGGGCTTGGATTTTCAAGAGAGACTATGAGCGATATTTCAAACGCAGAAATTGACGAAAGATATCTAGAGAAAAAAGAATGGTAATGAGACTCTTTAAATTCCTTGAAAAAGCCCCTTCAAACACCGTTGAGGATCTTCATACAAGAGAGATCGGCTCAACAGGCGTTAAAAACAACGCCGGATATTATGATGAGGAATACTTAGCTAAGCTTACAGACCTTGACGGAATAGAGTTATATGATGAAATGCGCCGGAGTGACGCGCAAATAAAAATGCTCTTGGGGATTGTCAAAGGCCCGATACTTTCCGCTTCATGGGGCGTTGAATCCGTTGATGATAGCGATGAAGAAAAAGAAATAGCCGCGTTTGCCGAGCATGTTTTATTCCATGATATAGGTTATTCGGACGGATCAAAAAGCAAGACATTTAGACAGTTTGTGCGCGAAAGCCTTACAATGCTTGATTTTGGGCATAGTGTTTTTGAGGTCGTTCATAAGCTTGTTATTGATCATCCGCGTTTCGGAACCTATCACGGCCTTGCGGATTTATCGTGGAGATCACCAAAAACTATATTCGAATGGCACTTGATGAGAAACGGCGCGTTGAGTCATATTAGGCAGATTACCCAAGGTGATGACCAAATAGACGTGAGCATTCCGGCCAAAAACTTATTGGTTCTGACAAACGATCTTGAGGGTTCAAACTTTCAAGGCATATCAGCATTACGGCCTATATACGGCAATCACTTTAGAAAAACATTATACAGAAAATTGCAAGGCATAGGCATTGAGCGTTGCGCATCAGGCGTACCAGTCGGCGAGATTGATGACGCGTTGCGCAACACATCCGATTTTTCTGCACAGTGGAAAGCATTCCAAAAGATGCTTGCGAGATTCGCAGCAAATCAACAAAACTACATTGCTCTTGAAAAAGGATTTAAGATTAGCGAATTGAAGCTATCCCATGATCCTGAGAAGGTGCAGCGCGTTATTGATGGCGAGAACATCGAAATGACAAAGGCGTTTCTTGCTAATTTCATGGAGCTTGGCGTATCTGGAAACTCTGGATCATTCAGCCTTGGCTCTGATTTAAGCGATATGTTTCTATCATCACTGCAAACTATTGCGGCTGAAATTTCCGAGGCACTGACATCTAAGGTTTTGAAAAAGATCATCCGATCCAAATTCGGTGAACGTGATTTCTTTCCTAAAATTGTAGTTACAGGCGTAAATGACAAAGCGGGCAAAGAGCTTGCCGAAGTTGTTAGCACGCTAATTAGTTCCGGCGCGATTGAAGCCAGCGAACGCCTTGAGGTGTATCTACATAAGCGCTTTAAGTTCCCGGATATAGAACGTGAGCAAGAGGACGATACACAAGATGAAGAGCCAGCCCCGGACGATTCCGATCCTGAGAACCCAACCCCCGATCAGGATGATGACGAGCCGGATAAAAAAGCCGCGCCAAAACTAAGCGATAACCCGGCGCGGCCCCCTCCTATAAAAAAAAGAGTCTTAGACACTCCACCAGCCAAGGCAAGCGAAAACGCTCGTAAGGCGCTCGATATTTATGCCAAAACTGACTATGAATTATCTGAATCCTTCTTAATATTGGTGCAGAAAATCGCTGATGGTGAGGGCTTGGAGCTTTCAGATATTGATACGGTTGCAGAATTCAAGGAAAACGCAAAGCATTACAGGCCGGAATTGAAAGAAGATACGGGACTGCCTACACAGAAGACGATTGAATATCTAGCGTTAGGTGGTGAGGCTGGCATCGAATGGGCAGTTGAATTGGCTGAGAAGCCCACAAAAGCAACGCAGCTTATAAAGCGCAAATCAGACCCGCTTGCAAAAATCATAAGATCCGGCCTTACAAAGCATTCAAAGGATTTCAGGGAATTATTCTTAAAGTCTCTGAAATCCAACGATAGCCGTGCAAAGATATTCAAGATTAAAATGCCCGGTGCAGATGAATACGAAAAAGCCCTTGCTGATTTCCTTGTTGATGTTTCAGACCAAGCGCAAAGTGACGTTTTAAAAGAACTGGGCATCACAGAAAAGCTTGCTGATATTAAAGACCTGCCCAAAGCAACGCGCGATAGAATACTTGCCGAGGTTGCTTTGTTGGCCTCTACACACTTTGCAGACGTTGAAAAAATGTCTTATTTCTTTTTCAATCAGCGCATAGATAGCGAAGAGAGCGCCGATGATCTTATTGATGAGCTTAAGCGTATGCATGGCGAACAAATAGCCAAGGGCGTTTATGACGTTGCAGCGGTGAATGCGGTCAGCGGATCGGTGAACGGTGTGAGAAACGATGTGTTTCAGGAAGATGGAGTCCTGAATGGCATAGAGTCGTTTGTGTTCACGAATCCAGACCCTAAAAGCCCCATTTGTAAGCACCTAACGGGCCGCGTGTTCACCAAAGAGGAATACATTAATACGCCATTCTTGCCGCCATTACATCATAATTGTAAATCAACAATCAGAGCGCAAACACAGGGCGCAACGAATAATTTGCCTGTATCATCAGATGGCCTTGAAGTTGCCGCAACGGGCAAAGACAAAGAAGCAATCATAAAATCAAAGACGTTTTAGGAGTCTATTATGCCAAAGAATAAAGAAGAAACGGAATTCGTGTTCACAGAAATTGGAGTCGATGCGCCGGAAAAGGTGCAGCTCATGCGAACCATCAAAGCCGAGCATGGATATTATGGATCAATCGTTTTGGAGAAAGAAGATTTGCGCAAATTCAAAAAGAACTTCGATTCAAAAAAGCGCAGGACTGAATTAGCCGTAGACTTTTCTCATATGTCGCATATGGAAGCGGCTGGATGGATTAAGGGCGTCACACTTGAAAACAACGACTCCGAGCTATGGATTGAGGTTGAATGGACTGGCGATGCACGGCAAAAGATTTTAGACAAACAGTATAAATATATATCCGCCGATTTCTCAATGAAACACATAGACGATGAGACAGGCGAGCTAGTCGGTCAAATGCTCCATGGCGCTGGTTTAACCAATAGACCATTCATTCGCGGCATGGACGCTATACTTAATGAGTTTGATGGTGTAGAATTGAGCGAAGATCAGATTTTAAAAATCCGAGGTATTGCCCTTGGTGAAGAAATTCAAACACTAAAAAAGGACGATAAAGAAATGAATTTAACAGAAATTACAGAAGCGGTTGCCAAACTTAGCGATGCTGACAAGGCGACATTATCTAGCGGTTTGGGCGTAAGTTCAAAAAGCGATGATAATGATTCACAACAACTTTCCGATGCAAAAGCAAAAGCGGCTAAGCTCGAAACTGAAAACAAAGAGTTAAAAGAAAGCATTGCCAAAGCTGATAAAGGGCGCAAATTTGATAAGATGCTGAGTGAAAACAAAGCCGTTGAATCACAGCGCGAATCATATCTTGCTGGCGACATGGACAAATTCGTATCCCTTGCCGAAGAAATGAACACCGAAGAAGCCGGAACGGGCGCGGATGATAAAGGCGCAGAAGATGAGCCTAAAACAGCCGAAGAAGCCGGAGCAAAGCTTTCTGAGATTGCAGAAGGTATTGCAAAAGACGGTATGGACTTTGGCGAAGCTATGTCACAAGCAGTTCGCGAAAACGAAAAGTTGTACGCGCTTTCAGAAAAAACAGAATAATTTAAACACTTAAAGAAGGACTTAATAAGATGAGTGCAAGAGCAAATTCAATTTATTTAACAGGCGTAACAGCCGGAGCCGATCTATCCGGCTCACAATACATTGCGGTTAAATCAGACGCAGCCGGTGCAATGGTTGTTGCCGGAGCTGGTGGGCTTGGTTGGGGATTGTTGCAAAATAATCCGGTATCAGGTCAAGCCGCATCAGTTGTAGCTATGGGCGGCGCATTAGGCATCGCAGCGGGCAACATTGATGAAGGCGCGTTTGTTAAATCAGACGCATCAGGCCATTTGATTGCAACAACAACCGAAGATGATTTTTATATCGGACGTGCAGTGCGCAGTGCAGTGGATAATGACATCTTTGAGGTGTTTGTGAACCCCGGTTATCACGGCGCATAAGCTTAAACATTAAGAAAAGGAATTAATAAAATGTCAAGATCAAATGCAATCGTTGATACACTACTTACAGGCGTATCAAACAAAATTACCCCCGTTGGCTTTATTGCCGATGAGGTTTTACCTACAAAACCAGTTGACATGATGACTGGGAAAGTCGGTCGTTATGGCGCAGAACATTTGCGCATTCAGCAAACAATTTCAGCCGGAGAGAATGGCTTTCCCACCGTTGAGTCTATTACGTACAACACAGACACATATTCAATTAAAGCGCACGGCCTCAAAGGTTTTGTTTACCCGCAAGACTATGCAACAGTGAATAAGCCGTTTGATGCTGAGAAAGACAAAACCGCAGTTCTAACGACTAACCTTAAGCTAGGCCGAGAAAAAGCCCTTGCCGATCAACTGACATCAACATCAATTATGACGCAAAACACTACGCTTTCTGGAAATAACCAATACGACAAGCGCAGCCATGCAGATTCAACGCCCATTGAAGATTTCGCAACAGCACGCGAAACAATCTACGATGCCGTTGGTATGCCGCCTAACTGGTGCGTAATGTCATGGAAGGTTTGGAACCAGCTAAGATTCCATGCTCAGATGCTTGATGCTTTAGGATATAAGGACAATCGCCCCGGTGGTTTGTCTCTTGAAGAGCTTGCAAAGGCAATGGAAGTTGAGAAAATTCTAGTCGGTCAGGCTATTTACAACACAGCCAAAAAAGGCCAAACGGATGCATTTTCCCCAGTATGGAATAATGATATTTTGTTTTATGTTCGGCCTAAGACTGCTGACCTTGAGCAAATGAGCCTTGGTTATAAGCTTGAATTGCGCGGTAAAAAGCCGTTTGCTGTTTTCAAATATCCAGAAAATGAGCCAGCGGGTTCTAAGAAAATTGTAGTTGAACATTACTATGACGATCTATTGCAAAAAGTTACGGCTGGCTATCTTATCAAAAACGCAACAGCCTAATACGTTTTACTGAGTATCTCCGTGGGAAGCCTCTGCTATTGTGCAGGGGCTTTTCACGTTGATTGAAAGTGTGCGAGCATTGATATATACTATTTCATGTAGTGGTGAGGCGAAGACTCGAAGCCGCATTGCTGCATTAGTAGATGATCCATTACCATTACATATAATTTTAAAAGGAATCTAGAATGCGGAATAAATCAAAACAAAAAAGCGTAGAAGTGCAGCCAGTTATAAAGGACGCGCCGGAAAACATTGATCAAGCAAATGCCGCAGAAGCAGAAGCGCCAAAGGCTGACATTGAGCCAGCGCCGAAAGCAAAAGGCAAAGCAAAAGGCCTTGTAGCCAAAAGCCAAATCAGAGAAAACGGAAAAGTTTTTAATGCTGGCGATAAATATGATGGCGAAAACGAAGATCGTTTGCTTGAAATAGGCGTTATAGAAAAGGCGTAATATGTCAGCTTATTGCACCACAGGCGATATACAGGCGGAGATCAAGGCTTTAGTGCTTGATACGACTAGCATCCCTACATTGGCACAGGTCACGGAGTTTATTGATCAGGAATCAGCCCGGATCAATTCATTCTTGACCAAGCGCTATACCTTGCCAATTACAGGCACAGAAAGCTTGCTAAACCTTAAGCGTATCTGCATAGCCCTTGTTACGTGGCGCGTGAGTGACATTATATCAACGCGCAAGCAACAGCTTTTGCCAAATGGGTTAATATCTCAGGATTTAGCCGGAGCAACGGCATATAAGGCGGCAATTAAGGAGCTTGACGGGCTTCAAAAAGGCGATGTTAGATTACCGGACGAAGCGCCCGCAAACTCATCATCAGGCGGCTCATTCTTTGCGTCCGGCAATAGCGAGATAAGCTACGAAAACAAATTTGATATTGATAAGCAGCAATGGTAATAGCAGCCCCGGCAATTTCATTCACAGTAGAAAATGATGCAGAATTTAGGCGGGCGCTTGAAGATGCAGCCAGCAAAGTTGATGATTTACGCTTTGCATTTGGTGAAATATCACGGGATTTTTTCAAGTCAAACCAAGCCATATTTACACTTAGATCATCCGGGCAATATCCGCCTTTATCGCCTGAATATCAAGCTCGCAAAGATAGGATTTTAGGCAAAAGAGAGCCGATACTTGTTTTTAGCGGTAAGTTGCGCGATTCCTTAACAGGAAGGCCTAACAGCGATTCAATCAAGCGTGTAGGTAAAAAATCATTAACACTAGGCACGAAAGTTCCGTATGGAATATTTCATCAAAGCGATTTGCCGCGCTCAAGAATTCCGCAGCGCAAGTTTTTATTCATCGGGCCGGAAGCTCCTACATCAGCGCCGAGTCGAGTCACAGGAAGGCTTGAAAGATGGCTGAGAATAATCAATGATGAAGTGGCAAGAAAACTAGAAGCAATATCGGATTAATGACATGGCAAAATTTGACGTTGAATTATTTAGAGATTACATATTACAGATCGTTGTTGATAACATTGATGCAAAGATTGATGAGATAAACGCGGAAAAAGCGGACGGAATCACTCTCACAAAACCCAACCCATCGCATTTTATCCATACATTGAACGATCAGGCGTTAGCATTTGACCCGTTTATTCATTACGGACTGTCAGCAATTGACACTGAAACGCAAGGCGTTCATGTGAAGTGGGAGCCGCAAATGTTTATTTCGTTTTATTTTATAGATCGCGGTCAAGGTGATATAGCAGAATCAAAGGTTTTGCGGTATACTAGGGCAATAACCGAGATATTAGCGGAAAAAGCAAATGCAAATCCGCTAATATCTACACTTGAGATTCTGCCCTTACCGCCCGCGATTGTTACGCTTGCTGATCAGGATGGATCAAACTATAAAGTCGGCGCAGTCGAAATAAAAGGAAGCTTTTTCACATGACACAAGACGAATTTAAGACCGGAAAGAAAACAAAAAAACTATCTAGCCGCATTGCGCAGTGTGATTTTGTTTTGCATCACAACGAATATCATTTTGATATCACTGAGGGCGATTGCTTGGACAAGCTAGGCGTGCCTGAAAAATTCAATGAAAATTTAATAACTGAAAATGTTTTGAAAGGATAAAACATGTCTCTATCAGCCCCTAACTCAATTTTTGGAATTCATTCCATTACTGCATATAACCCTGATACGCTCGTGCCATTTGGTACGGCGAAAGTTGTCGGTCAGGCCTCTATTAATCTAGCTGGTGAGACTACGCCATTAAACGGCGGATCTTCACCTTACCCTTGGCGCGTTGAGCGTGGTTTGATTTCAACAGAGATCAGCATTACATTGCGTGAAAAGCCTGTATGGGAATTTGAAGTGCTTATGGGTAAAGGCGCAACAGAGAACGCCGCAGAAGCAGCGGCGGGCGTTGCAACAGCCCTTACAAATGCGGGCGGCACTAGCGTTGTCGCTGCAACTGGGCTTGCAACGGTTGGCATTAAATCAGGATCAGAGGCCGATGTTAAGACAGGCCTTTATGTCGTTGTCGCAGCATCAGCAACAACAGTTGATGTTTACTCAATGTCCGATGTTGATTTTGCTCAAGGTACGGACAAAGTTTTTGAAGATGATAGCTTGAAGGTTACAGCATCAGCCTTGACGGTCACAACCTCAACAGCGGTCACGGTTCCTGATTTTGGAATTGAGCTAACTGGCGGCGCTGGCACTATTGCCATGACCACCGGAGACACTGCATTTTTCGAAGTTCGCGCAATTAATACCGGATCTCACGAGGTTATCATGGGTTCATCAACTGAAAATTACGTTGATTTCGGCCTTTATATGGTTGCTCAAAAATCAGGCTCTAAAAACATTACGTATATTGATGCTTATAGATGCACTGGCGCTGGTTCACCGATTAATTTGGTTGAACAAGCATTTAGCGAATCAGAAATTACAGTGCAAGCATTCCGCGACTCAACCCGTGATGGCGTTATCGCATATCGCAGTGTTGACGCTTCAAATTAAGATTTGAACAGCCGCCTCGCAGCCCTGCCCTTAATCGGGTGGGGCTTTTTTATGGTCGATCAACAAAAAAGAGCATTGAAGTTTTTTAATGAATCGCATAATGTATGAGTCATGGTCACATTACCCAAACTATTGCCGAAGTCAGCCGAATTTGAGGTTTATTTCAATGACGGAAAAACACGCACACTTGAATTGCGGCCCTATACTTTGCGCGATGAGGCATATTTACAAGAGAATTACGAATCAGAAGAGCTTGCAAAGAAGCTTCAAAACCTTGATCCGCGCCTTTTGGCACAATTGATATGGCGACAACTAACCCCAAAATCAAAGAAGCTCTTTAAAGACGTGAAGGCCGTTGATGATGATGGCAATGAGGTTGATCTTGAAGGCCATGAAAAGCTCATGGAGTCGTTTGGCGGCATCGTTCAAATCATGAATGCGTTTAATTCATTGATGGAATGCCGGGGCTTGAACAGCATCCTTGAAGAGCCAGAACTTGAATCAAAAAAAAAGAAAACGCTCAAGCAGTAGATTTTGCAATTATTTTCGATTCGTTAGCCGGAAGATACGGCTACACTCCAAATGAAATATTTGACATGACGATGAACCAAGTACAGGCGATGCTTGATTGTGCGGGCATTCGCGAACATAATGAATATGCTGCAATCGCAGCCCTGCATGATAAGAAAGTACGCACAAAATCGCGCAACCTTATAAATCACAGACCCATAGCCAAAGAAGAAAAGCCAAGCGCTGCGGAATATGATAAGATGACGGGCGATAGCATGGATTATTTGAAAGAGTTACGTGATGGCAAAACCCGCTGAATTAATTATCCGAATTGGCGCAAATTCAAAGCGCTATAAGCAAGAGCTTAAAGGCATTGAAGGTCAAACTAGCCGATCAATGAAGCTTATAAATAAGAGCGCACAGATTGCCGCCGCAGGGTTTGCCGCCGCCGTTGCTGGTGGATTATTGGCAATCAAAACATTTTCTGATTTCGAAAAAACATTTTCAAACGTTGTTACGTTGCTGGATGTATCTAGTTTCAAAACAAAGACGTTGGAAAAAGGAATATCAGACCTAAGAAACGGCGTTCTTAAGCTCAGAGCATCATCAGGCGAATCATTTGATAATCTAAATCAAGGCCTGTTTGACCTGATCTCAGCGGGCATAGATGCAGAAAAAGCCATATCAACGCTAGCAACTGCAACCGATTTAGCCATCGCTGGCGCTACAACCACAAGCATTGCCGTTGATGGCCTAACGTCCGCCCTTGGTGCATTTGAGCTAGGCGCAGGTGACGCGCTGGATGTGTCGCAGAAGTTTTTCACGGCTCAGAAATTCGGTAAAACAACCATTGCGGAGCTAGCAACAGGGTTCGGACTGGTCGCAGCCCCGGCAAAAGAGCTTGGCGTTAGCATAGATGAGCTGCTTGCATCGGTATCAGCCTCAACAACCGGAGCGATTAAGACAAACCAAGCTTATACAGGGCTGGCGGCAATTTTTGCCAACATAATCAGGCCATCAAAAGAGGCATCAAACGAGGCTGAGAGGCTTGGGATTGAGTTTGATTCAACGGCGCTTAGAGCAAAAGGCCTTGATGGATTCCTCAAATCAATAACAGAATCAGCGAAATTTAATTCCACGAGCCTTGAAAAACTATTCGGATCAGTCGAAGCAACAAAAACGATTATGACTCTAGCCGGATCAGCCTCCGATGATTTCGCGCTGATCCTTGATGAGTTGACCGATAAACAAAAAAGCGCAGCTACATTTGCGGCGGCGCTTGCTGTTAAAAACGATACCCTTGACCGGGCAAACAAGCGCGTAATTGGATCAATCGAAGCATTATCCGCAAAAATAGGGCAAGAATTTACGCCTCAAGTTATTGCTGCGTCAAATGCAACGGCTGACTTTATTCAACAGCTAACCCCGAAGATGATAGCCGCGATCCGTGATATTGGCGTAGGTATGGCGGCTATTGCTGAGACAATCGGCGATGTATTTACAACTTTATTTAATGGCATCATTAATTCAATATCAAATTTTGCGTCAACATCGCTCGGCCTTCTGTCTGGTTTGGTTAGCGGCATACAAGGGCTTGGCGAAAAAGTTGGCCTAAACATAGGTTTGTCTGGAACCGTGACGGGCTTAGAGGGCTTTGCGAACGCATTGCAGAAAGATACAGCAAAAGAGGGCCGGGACGCATTCAGAGAGCGCATTGATGCACGTTTAGCCGCGCTTAAGGTGTTTAACGATCAAGAGGACGAGCTTGCAAAAGAAGGCAACGAAACATCCATACAGAATCTCAGAGATCGCTTTGATGAAGAAAATGAGGCGCTTATAGAGGCCAATACGAAAAGGCTTGAGCAAGAGACTAAGGAGCGCGAAGAAAAGCTTGAGCGCGAAAGTCAGCAACACGAAGAGGATCTTGAGTTAGAGGAAAAAAAGCGCGAAGAAGAGCTGGAACTTGCCCAAGAGCAATTCGAAGAAGATATGGAGGCGCTACAGAAACGCCTTGATATAGCCGTGGATTTAAGAGATCAATCAAAAGTCAAAGAGCTGGCCATTGAAAAGAAGGCCTTACAGGCGAAGGCGCAAAATGACGGGCTTGAGGTTAAGCAGGAGCAAGCATTATCAAAAACAAAAATTGATTTACTGAGCGTGGAAGTTGCGCAGAAAATCGGTTTACTTAGGGGCTTTGCAGAAGAAGGAACCGCCGTTTCGAAGGTGTTGTTTCTCATAGAGAAGGCCTCAGCAATAGCAAATACAATCGTCAATACGCAAGCTGCGATGGCGAGGGCAAGGGCGGAACTCGGCCCCATAGCGGGCGAGGCGGCTGCGGTGAGAATAAAAATACTCGGCGCAATAAATGTTGCCACAATCGCCGGGACTGCCATTCAAGGCATATCAGGCGCACAACAGGGAGGTATCGTACCCGGCGGATTTGGCGGCGGTGATAAAGTGCCGTTCTTGCTTGAACCCGGCGAGATAGTCGTACCATCAGGCTTGAATCCGCTTAACCCTACGTTTGACGATCAATTTGGTGGTGAAAGCGGCGGAGTCGGTGGCGGTGGTGAGACTCAAATCCTGATAGGTATTGAGGATGATGCAAGCCGATTCATAACAGTTAAACAGCGCGAAGATTCAATTTTAGGGATACAAAAATAATGAGTTTAACCGATGGCGTTTCATTCTATGATAAAAACCTAGCGTTGTTCAGGGATGGCACAACAGCCAGCGCATCAAGCAACACAGCGGCGCAGAACCTTGCATTAGGCGTAAACCCTTATTTCCGGTGGGAGTCGTCCGGTAGCGATGATTTAACGCAGGAAACGTTTGTCTTGACACTACCCGCGCCCGTGGCAGTTTCAAGAATATTCATTCTTGGGCATAATCTCAAGAATTTCAGCATCACCAGCAATGATGGATCGTTTACAAATGTGAATAGCCTTGATGTAATTGGCGGCTCTGGAATATCGGAAACGGGATATGGGCGCTCAGTGTCATATTACGAATTCGATAGCATTACGCTTAACGATCTGACCATAACCATGGATACAACGCAGATCGTTGATGCGCAGAAGTTCATTAATCAAATAATCCTGACTAATGAGATCGGCACAATGAGGGGCTTTCCAAAGATTTCAAATGTGGCTATTGACAGGAACCTAGTAAAAGATAAAACGATTTCAGGCCGCAGAATTATAGAAAAGGGCTATGAGATCGCTGGCTTTGATATGCGCCTGACTAACTACCCATATCAGGAAGATTTAGACATATTAGATGGTCTGCATGTAAGAGAAGATCCTTTTCTTGTATGGCTTTCCGGCGGCAAAGAGGACAATTTCAGAATAAAGCAGCGCGGATGGCGGCTCGAAGATGTTTACCAAATGCAGATTGAGGGCAAGCTGAAAAACGGCTATGAAAAGAACGTATACAGCCTTGGAGCAATCGGGCAATATTCGTTTCAAGAGGTTGTAATCTAGTATGGGAACCGATTTACATACATTCCCCCACTATCAAGTTTTATTTACTGTATTGGTTGCTCGTGATACATACGGCGAAACGGTAGACGTAACGCAGGATGTTGATGTTACGGATTTAGTGCAGCAAATCGGCAACATTACGAATGAAATTGATAACGGCGATTATGACATCGGCATTTTTACGTTTGGCGACATAACAATCAAGTGCAAAAACCACGAGCGAAGATTTTCACCACCCGAAGATTGGCGCTCAATGTTCAAATACAACCGTGACAAAACCAAGGTCGATATAAAATATTTTGATGGTAACGGTAATTCATCAATATCATTCCGAGGCCTGATCAATGATGATGCAACACGGGCCGAAATAAGCGGCAACGATGTAAAATTCAGGGTTCTTTCTATGGATTCCATCTTGCGTCAAGTCAGGGTTTCGGGCGGCGCGGTTGCATCAACACAGCTATTTTCAAGCGCCATAGATACCATTTTAAACGTGCCTGAGATTACGAATGTTTTGACATATAGCCCATCAAACATAGAGGTTGACCTTGATTTGCCGATTGATGATGGTGATTTCTTCACAGACTTATCAGCAAAAGACGCTCTTGATGAGATATTAATAGCCGCAAATTCTATATTATATGTTGATAAGACAAATACAATTTTTGTAAAGCCGCGACATGAGAGCGCCGCAATATATGTGTTTTATGGCAGGGGTGATATATACGGGCGTGAGAATATCCTGCAAATAAAGAACTATAACAGCGGAATACAACGGGCATTTAGCAGCGTAAAGATCAATGAAACGGTGCGAACGGATGATGCTTTTGTTGAGCTATATGGATTCAGACAAAAGAAAGCATCGTTCTCTTTCATAACGGATACAGTCAGCGAGGGACTCATTGCAGATAATATTCTGAAAAACTTCAAAGTACCAAAAGAAGAGATCGAAATAGAAGTGCCGATTAATGATTCGGATGGCATGGAATTGCTTGATAAATTGTCGATTGATTTGAATTATAGAACCATACCGGCTAAAAATGAATCATCATTACCCCTTTATAGCGTGGCTTCATACGGGACTGCAAAATATCCGAAATCCTTTGGATCATATAGGATTGATCCGTCCGTTAAGTGGAAAGTTATTGGCATTAGAGAAAACCCCAAAAACCTATCAAAAATATTAAAATTGCGAGTGGCTGGCGCGTCCTTTGGGGATGGTGTATTCTCAAATGGTGGATTTATATTTAATAGCAGCAACAATAGTCAGAACTTAGGAACGTTTTAAATGACAAATTTACTGATAAAAGATGGCGGGACATTTGATAAGCGCCTAAAATCCGATGGCATTGGAACCGATGCAGATCCATATGTTATGGTGCAAGCGAATAGCCTTGATCCGCTATATATGGCGCAAGAAGAGATATTGCGCTTAACAGGGGACACGGTTTCAATAACATCAAATATGAAAACCCTGCGCAAATTTGGCCGAAATGAGAGTATAGGATCGACAAGAACCACCATAGCGGAGTTTCAAGGTTCCGAAACTATTGAGGTTTTGCAAACTACGAATTCAATAGATAAAATTATATCAGATGACGCGGCGTTTGTGGGGGTTGTAGTTATTGAGGGGCACACTATTTCCTCCGGGCTTCTTACTTTTGTAACGCAGGAAGCCACGCTTAACGGACAAACAGCCGTAACACTCGGCACACCTCTTGCACGATCAATGCGCATCGAATACAAGCGCGGCGATGGTAATGAGCTTGCCACAGATAAAAAGATTTATGTGTATGAGGATGACACGACAACGGCTGGCGTGCCTAATACAAATGCAAAAGTGCATTTACAGATGCAACAAAAATACGGGCGCTCACAGAAGGCTCAGACCTCAACAGGGAATGATGAATACTGGATCATTACAGAAATATACGCCGGTATCTTACGCAAAACTTCCGCAGCTGGTAACGCTGAAATGCGTATGTGCTTTGTAGGTGATCCGTTTCAGACTGTTCTAGAGGTGCCTGTATCATCAACGGGCAATCCTTTCGCTACCTTCCCACTGGACAATGGCTATATGATTATTCCCAAAAATCATGATTGGTCAATGGCGGCATCAGCATCGGCGTCAAGTGTTGAAATGGTTGCCGGTGCATTTGGCTATCTAGCAAGCATTGAGGTTTAATAATGGGCACAGGAAGCATACCAAATATTACAGGGCCAGCGATTGAGCGTGATCATGTAAATGACATCCGCAATGCAATGCGCGTTGATTTCGTTGGTAGAAATTCAACTGGCGCGGCTGCGGCTGGTCAAAGCCTTGGTACGGCGGCGATCCCTTGGGGCACTATGTTTGCTGATCAGGTTAATATCGGCGGAAAAGTTATTGATTTTAGCAATATCGGCGGTGGCGCTGATGCTGGAAACGTTGTTGTTTCAGGCCGTACACGCACAACATCTGGGCAGCCTGATTTCTTGAGAGCGATTGGCGTTGGTGGTGGTGCAAATCTTAATCTATTGGCCACTGACACGGATTTAATTTTTACAGCGAATTCATCGTCTGCGGTTATTATTGCGGATGTGAACATCAGCGGCCTAACCGTTGCCCCGGCTGCAAATAATACGTGTCTTGTTAATAATACAGCTTATGCTGATCAGTTATTTACGAAATACGAGGGCGAAGATGGAACCTCAATCAATATTGATACGGTCGGCACTGAAATATCAGACCGCATAGGCCAATACGTTGCATTGCAAGGCGCAAATGAAATTATGCTGGCCTTTGTAGAATCGGCAACAGAGCTTAAAAATATATTCCGTGGAAACTTCCTTGATTCATCCGGTGATCCAATAGTGCGCGAAGTTCTCACAGATAACGATACACTGACCATATTAAGCCTTGGCTGGCTGTTTGCTCAGAATAACGGCACAACGTTCGATGTATCTTATAGATCGCCATACGTGCAGTTTAATGAGCCATCAGGTAATGCGGATGATTATTGGTTTGATACCGCCAATGTTGTATGGAAGAGATATAACGGCTCAGAATGGGAAATAATAAATAGAACCTTGATCGGCGTTTGCGTTATTGATGGCAGCGATTGTATAGCTACGAGATCAATTGACTTCGGCAAGGCGTTTAATGAGTTCATGGACATTGAAATAGCGCTTGCAAGCAATACGGAAGTGCGAACTAAGAACACAAGAAACTCGGTTTCAGTTTATGGCACGCTTGTTCAATTCAATAATGATCCGGTCACATGGGATATTACAACGCACCTTGAAAGCGGCGTGACAGAGGCTGCGGATACCCTTTATTATTTATATGTCTCAACGGCTGGTCAGTTGATTATCAGCGATGAAAAGCCGTACGAGCGTAGAGGTGATTTGCGCGGTCAATATCACCCGTACAATAATTGGCGTTTTGTCGGTACGGCGTTTAATGACGGATCATCAAACTTTTCAAGTGTTGATTCGGTCACATTGCAGGATTTTAAAGAGATTGCACGAGTAGAAATAACCGCCGCAGTCACAAGCGTTGATTTTTCGAATATCTTTAAGCCGAACAAAAATTATCAGGTTGTT